GAAGCAGGAAGGATGACAACAATCTCGCCGAGGCGCTTTTGATGGCAGAGTATGCGAAAAGGATGAAAGGAGACTGACTATGGACAACACGATGGAGCAGGAGCTTGAACGCTCCGGGGCGTTGATCGTCCGCAATGCGGAGGGCCTGACGATCACGACCAACGAGGACTATGAGCGCGGCAATGTGCTGTTGAAGGACATCAAGACCAAGATCAAGGCCGTCAAGGACTACTGGAAGGAACCCAAGGCGGCAGCCCAGCAGGCGCACAAGCAGCTTGTGGCGCGTGAGGGCGCGATGCTCAAGCCCTTGGAGGCGGCAGAGAGCCTTATCAAGCGTGCGATGCTGGAATATACCACCGCGCAGGAAAAGGCGGCGAGAGAGGCCGCAGAGGCCGCGAGACGCGAACGTGAAGCGGAGGCCAAGCGTCTTGAAGCCATCGCCGCGCAGGCGGAGGCGAACGGCGACACGGACACGGCGGAGATCATGCGTGACATGGCGGAGGCCGTGCCGGTTGCGGAAGTGGTACAGGCCACGCCCAAGGCGGAGGGCGTGAGCGTGCGCAGGACGTGGAAAGCGCGAGTGGTTGACCCGAAACTGGTGCCCGCCTATTTCGACGGCATTGAGCTGAGAACCATCAACATGGCGGCGCTGAACACCCTTGCCAAGTGGAACCGGGACAAGGCGATCCCCGGCGTGGAGTTTTACGAGGAGAATCAGATGTCAGTGAGGATAAGTTAATGCGAACAGGTAACAGATACGGTAATCTTACCGCTATCCGTCGCATAAGAGCGGATGCCCACAAAAACCAAATCTGGTTGTTCCGCTGCGATTGTGGGAGAGAGTGCGAGAAAAGATCAAATGATGTGACGTCGGGAAAAACAATCTCCTGCGGTTGTAAGCGGGTAACGATGGCAAGAGAAGCCCATACCAAGCACGGTGAGCTTATAAAAACCGGAAGACATAGACTGTATTGGGTGTGGATTGGGATGAAGCAGCGATGCTCAAACCCAAATCGCAAAGGCTATAAATATTATGGTGCACGTGGCATATCGGTTTGTCCAGAGTGGAGAGACAGTTATAAGAACTTCTACAACTGGGCAATAGAAAATGGTTACGATGAAAGTGCGCCACAAGGTCAATGTACGATAGATAGAATCGACAATGATCTCGGATATAGCCCAGATAACTGCCGGTGGGCAGATGCAATGACGCAGAGGCACAACCGGAGAGATAGTAAGGTGAGCGTGAGGACATGAAAAGCCCATGCTTCAACTGCACCCGCCGCTCGCAGATATGCCACGCCCAGTGTGAAACCTATCACCTGTGGGCGGCGGACATGAGGAAGAACCACGACAACGCCCGGAAGGGTTCAGAGGGCGCGGCATACGCCAAGGAGAACCGCGAGCGGATCAGAAGGAGGAAGAACCTGAGATGATGATCACCGTACACCTGTCTGACGGAAGGAAGATCACGAAGGACGAGATGAAACTGAACTGGTTCAGCCCGTCACTGGGCTACACGGTAGGCGCGACAGACGGCGGTGATCTGAACTGTGAGGCGTTCAGACCGCTTGTGGACGAGGGCAGCATCACCGTCAATCTCGATCATGTGGTGGACATGCGCCCGGCGGAGCCTGACGAGATCGAACACGCGAAAATCCACGGGTGGTGAGGCTATGAAATGCGAATTGTATCACGACAGTTTTCAGAATTGGAAAAGCTATCCGATTCAGAAAGCACAGCTCATTATTGCCGACATACCGTATAACCTGGGTGACGCTGCGTATGGGTCAAATCCCATGTGGTATGTAGGTGGGGACAACCGAAACGGTGAAAGCGACAAGGCCAAATCGAGCTTTTTCAACTCTGACGGCTATTTCAGGATTTCGGAGTATTTCATGTTCTGTTCCCGCCTGATGAAGCCGGAGCCAAAGCAGGGCAAGGGCGGCGCACCGTGCATGATCGTGTTCTGTGCCTTTCAGCAACAGAATGACGTGATTCATTGGGCGGCGGATGCCGGATTCAGCAAGTATATCCCGCTGGTGTTCATCAAGAACTACAGCCCGCAAGTGCTGAAGGCCAACATGAAGATCGTGGGTGCGACGGAGCATGCACTGGTACTGTATCGGGACAGGCTGCCGAAATTCAATAACGCGGGCAGGATGATATTCAACTGGATGCCGTGGGAGCGCGACGGCGCGGATGTGCCGAAGATACACCCTACTCAAAAGCCCGTGAAGCTGCTGAAACGCCTGATTGACATTTTCACCGACCCCGGCGACGTGGTGATCGACCCGGTGGCGGGCAGCGGTTCCACCCTCAGAGCGGCGGCAGAAATGCGGAGAAACGCATACGGTTTCGAGATCGACCGAAACTTCTACAGGCGGGCCAAAGATGAAATGCTTGATACCGCGAAGATAGACCAGGTGAACATTTTCGACCTTGAATTAAAGCGGCACACGGTTTCACAGCAGATTTCACTATGGGAGGCACAAGTATGACAAGGGCAATCGTAATTAAGACCTTCGGCGACCCCGCCATCACGGGGCCGGTGTCCGAGGGCATGGCGCGGACGATCATCCCCGCCAATATCGTGGAACTGAATGAACTGAGGGCGGAGCGTGACAAACTGATAGCCCAAAAGACACTCAGAAACTTCGGCGATGACCGCCGCTGGCAGCGCACCAAGAAGCGGCTGGCCCGCAAGTACGGCACGAAGCCCCACGGCAGGGCGTACACCGCGGCGCTGGGCATCTACGGCCTGATGTGCTATGTCATCGGCACGGCGTCAAAGCGGCTTTCGGACTGGGTGATGCGCTGATGGGTAATACCACAAAGGCAGCAAAGGCGCAGCAGAATCAGGCGCACAAAGAAGCCTATTACTGGTATAAGGAGCATGGCCTTTGCCCGCGATGCCATAAGTACTGCATACCGGGCCGCGTGTACTGCCCGGACTGTGCGCGGAAAAACTACGAATCGCTCTATCGGGATGATCCCACCGGCGAAAAGAACGCCGCCCGGTGCAAGGCGCGCCGGGAAATGCTCAAGGCACGGGGCCGGTGCGTTCGCTGCGGCAAGAAGGCCGTTGAAGGGCGCGTGCTCTGCATGAACTGCGCCAGAAAAAACAGCGAGGCACAACAGGTGCGCAAAATGCGCAGACGATTAAAAAGGGAGGCTGAAAAACCATGAACGTAACCTGCATCTACTGGCCGGAAGAGCGGGAGCGCCTGCTGTTCAAGAAGGCCATCTGGATCACCACCGGGCGGGCGGACGAACCCACGACGCCGCCCTCCCCGGAGCTGCTGCACAAGGTTTTGGAGGCGCGACACTCGCCGATTCGCGTGCTGAATTTCGCGTTCCTGATCGAGGACATCCCGAGCAACACAAGCGTCCACCTGTGCCGCCACGTCCACGCCGTGCCGTTCGTGTCCAGCCTGAGAAACGATCGGCAGGACAAGATCGACGGCGACCTTGCGCCCAGGAACACGCCGGTTGACATGATATTCTACGTGAACGCAGAGGAATTGATGACCATCGCCAATAAGCGTCTGTGCAACAAGGCGGCAGCCAACACGCGCCGGGTGGTGCAGATGATGTGTTTGGAGGCGTTGGACAAAATGCCGGAGCTTGAAGGGCTGCTGGTCCCGATGTGCGAGTATAACGGCGGTGTGTGCCATGAAATCCAGCCATGCGGGAGGTATGACCATGCGGCTGATTGATCTCGACCAGAAGATCATCGTCCCTATCAAGGACGATATGGCGGAAACGGTCTATGAGGTACAGATGACGGTCGGACAGTTCTTTGATGAGTTCCTCGAAGGCAACAAGCCGGAGATCGTTGAGGCCGTGCCGGTGGAGTGGCTCAAAGGGTTAATGCTATCGACAGAAGATGACGTTGATAAGGTTGAGTTCGCTTGGATTATGCGCGAATGGAAATCAGAACAGAAGGAACAGGAGGCGCAAGATGGCTGAATTTGTGGACGTACTTCGGCAGTTTGATCGAATGTGCAAGGCAAATACAGGGTGCTTCAAATGCCCGCTGCATGAGCAGGATGGTGTATCTGACGGGTGCAGCATAGGCGCATTCGTGAATGATTCAGAACGCATTGAGCGCGTTGTCATGACATGGGCCGCAGAGCACCCGGAGCCAGTTTATCCGACGTGGGGAGAATGGCTGTTGGAGCAAGGCGTCATCCGCGCCGGGACGGAGAGCAGGAATGGATTCACCTATCAAACCGTCACAGATAAGCTTTTTGCGCAGATAGACGCCGACATCGCCGAAAAGCTGGGCATCCCGCCAAAGGAGGCAAAGCCATGAATCGCGCGGACAGGAGGAATCAGGAAAAGCAGGAGCGGCGGGCCATCGCCGCCCTGCCGGAATGGAAGAAGGCTGAGCTGAACGCCAAAGCGGCGGTGACAGCGCGGATGATGCAGCAGGGCATATCCCCGGATGATCTGAAAGCGGAGTATGAGCGCGGACGCCGGGAAGCGACGAGGGAATACGTTGACCGGCTGCTGCCGTATCAGCAGAAGTTTTTCTATTCAGCGGCAGCCATCGCGGCGCATGAGATTTACGGCTTCGGCAAGGTGCGCGGAGAGCGCCTGCTGGACAGGATTCAGCAGATCATGTGCGAAGAGATCAGCACGGGCGACATCATCCAGCGCTGCAAGCGGGAGACCGGCGTGGATGTGTTCGTGGACGAGTACACGATTTAGGAGGATGCAAGGTTGAGAGTGAGACTTGATACATACGCCGACGCAAACGGGCAGGAGAGTGCCGCAAAGGCCCCTTCCCGCGCCCATTCGACCGACGCAGGATTAGACCTCTACGCCATGCACGGCGGGCTTGTACGGGCACATCAGGCGGCGACGTTCCACACAGGCGTTCACGTCGAGCTGCCGGCAGGCACGGCGGGAATTCTGATGCCGAAAAGCGGCATGATGACCCGCCATGATCTGCTGACCTTCGGGATCATTGACGAGGGCTACACGGGGGAAGTGCTGGTGCACATCTTCAACTGCGGCGGCGAGGACTACAGCGTGCGCCCCGGGGACAAGGTAAGCCAGATGCTGATCGTCCCCGTGCTGTATGAGCCGGTGGAGATCGTGGACGAGATCACAGGCGGCGACAGGGGCAGCGCCGGGTTTGGCAGTACGGGGGTGAGCTGATGAGCCGCTGGATCGAATCATGCGGCGACGACTACGGCAGGTATTACGTCGAGACGCTGGACAACCCGGAGGAGTGCCGCCACCTGTGCAATGAGGTGTGCTGCAATTCAGACTGCGACATGCGAGCCGATTTCCCAGTGACCGGCTACTGCCTGCCGGGCAGATGTCCGCATTTCGCGCCGGAGACGCCGGAGGACATTGAGCGACTGAAGGACGGTGAGAAGCATGAAGCGCGGACAACCGATCATGCTGAGACGGTTTGAGTGCCCCATATGCGGGCTGAAACTCTCGGCATGCAAGAAGGACGGCGTCACGGGCAAGGGCCACGTCAAGACGATGTGGTGCACCGTATGCAGATCAGAGCGCGATTTCGTCCAGATCGACATGGACCGGGCGAGGGTATAAGGAGGACATCATGGATATAAAGGCTTTTGCCGATGAGCGCAATCAGATATTTTCAGATTTTGTGGTCACGGATGACCTGAGCAATGTATATCTGTTCTGCCAGATATACCACATCCCGATACCGGCTGATGAAGCGGTTCTGAAAGCCGGGGTATATAAGGCGGTTCAGGAGTGCACGGACATCCCGGAGGACATCAAGGCAATGGCGCGTGAAAAGTGCATGGCGCTGGGATTCAAGCCGACAATGTGGGGGTAAGAAGATGGCCTGCAATGACGATTTTTGCGTGCTGGCTCCGAAGATCAGTCCGTGCCCGAAGTGCGGCGGGGAGCCGGAGCACAAGGAGAACACTCTGACGGCGTGGATCAGGTGCAAGGCCTGCGGGTTTTGCGTGACGGGTGGGTCATTGAAGGAGGCAAAGCGGCGGTGGAGCAAGAGATCATCCGACGATTCATCCGGCGGCTGAAAGACTATGATCTGACGCGGCAGCAGATCAAGACGCTGAGAGGACTTGCGTTGTCCGGGAACATTGACGGCGCTGAGAAGGTCCTGAGAAAGATCATCGAAAGGAGAACAGCATGACAAAGCATGAGTGCGCTATTGTGATGGCCTATACGGGCGTCTGTATGTGCGCGGGGGAGAATTACCGTATATTCCGCGAGTACGTGAACGACATTATGGAACGGCCCGTATGGACGCATGAGCTTGGAAATAGAGTTGTTGTAGATGAGATCAAGAAGCGGGCGGAACCCGATTTCTTGAATCTGTGCAGAACGGCGACCGACTGACCGGTGGTCGCCCAAAGGGAAATGATTTTTGCGTGCTGTTTTGCGTGACGGCTTGCGCGATTGGAGGGAACAATGACCGCGAAAGAATTTTTGTCAAAGGCATGGAGGATCGACCGCAGGATCGAGCGCAAGATCGAGGAGCGCGAGCGCCTGCAATCCCGGCTGACGGCGGGCCGCATGTCGAGCCTTACGGGGATGCCCCGGGGCGGCGGCTATGACTGGACGGATGCAGCCGCGCAGGTTTTGCGCCTCACCGAACAGATCGACGATGAAATTAACCGGCTGTGCACCGTCAAGCGCCTGGTGAACGAGGCCATCGACGCCGTGGAGGACCCCAAATACCGCCAGGTGCTGGAGCTCAGATACCGGAACTACCTCACATGGGAGGAGATCGCCGAGGACATGGGCTATGAAACCCGCTGGGTTTACGAGCTCCACGGCCGGGCGCTGCTGTGCGTGACGGTGCCGGATGGTTTTGCGTGACGTTTTGCGAGCAGATTTGCTCAAATGAATACCGCCGAGGATCAACCCCGGCGGTTTTGCGTGCCGTTTTGCGTGATGTCATTCGTCGCCCTGCCGGATGTACCAGGCGGCATAGAGGTGGAACGCCAGGGCCAGTTCTTCGGCGGTGCAGGGCCGCTCTTCCTCGCGCTCGTCGTACCATTCTACGAGGAGTTGCTCGCACCATTCGACCTTTGGCAGGTCGGAGGCAATATCGGCGGGGTCGTTGTTGCCGAACAGGTCGGCTGCCTCTCCGTCGGCGAATGGCAGCGCCTCCAGTTCGATGCTGATCTCGTCGGCGGTGTTCTCGGCGGCGATCTGAGCCGGGGTATGAGACATGATGTATTCGCGCGTCATGATGATTTCCTCCTTTGTTTTGCGTGCTGTTTTGCGTGATGGTTTACGTCAGAAATTTTGTTCCAGGGCGATCTCCTCGCATGCCTGGCAGGGGATGAACACGTCCGGTGAATCTTCGGTCAGCTCCACGTCGAACAGCCGGCAGCGGCTACCGTCGCGGTTTTCGCAGTAGTGGCACGGACTCTCGATGTGCTTATATGCCGCCGCCAGCGCGGCGATTTCAGCGTCAGACAATCTGTTATTCATCGGCGTTGCCTCCTTCGATTCTGTCGAGCTCGGCCCGGATGAGCCGGTTCACGAACCCGTTGATGGACTCCCCGGTGGCGCTGATCCGCTCCTTGGTGCCCTTTGGCGCCCTGATCAAGAACTTGTCGTAATTGATCTCCTCCCATTTGGCAGTGGCCCGCATTTGGGCATCGCTGGCCTTTTTTCCGTCTCTCATGTGGATCTCCTCCCGTTTTGCGTGATGGCTTTCGTGGGGATGCCGCCGGAGATCGCCCCGGCGGTTTTGCGTGACGTATACCGATATCATACCAGTTATGCGCGATGGCGTCAAGCTGGTTTTGCGTGCTGTCATGCGTCATAGGTCAGCGGGTTGTTCCGGGAGGGGGAGAGCTCGTAATCGGCGACCTCCCCGGCGGAGAGCTCCCGGTCATACTCGGCCCAGCCCCACGCGGCGACGCCGTTGAACGACTGCGGCCAATCAAAATCGGCGGTCCGGACCAGTCCGTCGCGGGGGATCGCTCCGGGCATCGGCGGACGGAGACGGCAGTAATAGCGGTAAACGATCATGATTCAATCCTCCTTTGGTTTTGCGTGCTGATTTGAGCCCCTGCGTGCCGCCGTGGCGGCGTTTTGCGTGCTGACTGGTAAATCCATGCGTGCCGTTTTGCGTGCTGTTGTACGGGGCCCCGGAGGGCTCCAGGGCCCCGGCTCCGGTCAGCAGCGCCCCGAACAGTATTCGACGGTCCACTGTGCGATGGTTTCCCCGTCGTCCGTGCCCCAACCTATGACGGATCCAACGGCCAGCGGGGAGAAGACCTTGAGAGCGGCAATGCTGCCGGTGGCGACGTTTTTGATGCCGATAATGTAGTACATGGTATAACCTCCTCATGTTTTGCGTGCTGTTTTGCGTGCCGGTTTACGCGGACTGTACCGGCTGAACCTGCGATCTGCCGAAAAACCGCGCCTTATACACGGCGCCGTCGCCCCGGCTGCCATAGATCAGGTCCACCCCAAAGAGGGCTTTCGATCCGTGGACCACCTCAAAACCGGCGCTCTTCCAGTCGGACCAGGTCCGGCACTCCTCGACGATGCCGGCGGCCAGCTTTGCGCGGTGGATCCGGTCAGAATTGACGGGGATAGCCTTTTCAGAAATCCAAGCGCGGTGCAGGGCCTCCGGAAACGTGACGGATCCTCTCCGGTAATTGGTCCATGCCCTGGTCATGATGTGCTGCAGGTTGTACATGTTGACGCCTCCTCTTCTTTGTTTGGATCTCCGGCGGAGCTGATCCCCGCCGGAGTCGATGCGGGGGAGGATCTCCCCCCGCGCCATCAGTGCATGTTGAACGCGATCACATCGCCCTTGACGGCCCGCCAGCAACCCGCGCCGGCCACCGCACAGTCAAAACAGTTTCCGCCGCACAGCTTCCATCCGTCCCCGGCGGCGCCGCCCTTGGGGATGACGTTGGTCTCCGGCAGGTTGTGCGGGTTTTCCGGATCCAAATTGGTCCATCCGGAGAGTAGAACGTGCAGGTTGCCAGGCAGCTCCCCGTTTGCAGCGATCCAATCATTCACGACATTGTAACGTTTGGTAAAGCACAGGATTTCACAGTGAGGGTTGTCAATGGCCGTGCTGACCATGTTCGCGAAATATGCCGCGCTGGTGATGTCGCCGGAGACATGGAACCGGAAGAAACGAGCGCCGGCCACCGCGCGCCGGACCTGCTGCCAGTACTCACCCGGCCGGAGCAGCGCCATGGCCGTATTGAGCGCATAGGCCTTGAGGACGGCCGGCCGGAGATTTGCCAGCTTGGCAGCATAGCACTTTTCCCCGCAGGTCTCCCCGCAGCACGCCGGGCAGGTCAGGAACGGCAGCATGGAAACGCTCACAACGTCGCCCATTTTGATATTTCCGCCGGAGATCCGGACCCTGGTATCAGTGCCGGCCTTGACGGCCTCGATGGCATCATGCAGGGCAGCGCGGAATTTGTTCATGACGGCGTCGTTGTAATATCCATTGGTTTTCATTTTGATGTCCTCCTCACATTGTGCTTGTGTTGGTTTCCCGCTACGGGGATTTCTCCCCGTTTCGGCCGGTAACCACCCGGCCATCATCAGGCGGGTTATGCCATGAACTCCTCATAATCGCGATTGTTACGTTGGCCATTGTCAAAGTCGAAAACCACCGCACCGGTCCGGCTGTCAATCAAATGCATGTCGTCGTCGATGCACCAGCCGGCCGTTTGATCGAAGAATTTATCCCACGTTTCCGGCGTGATAAATCCCAACAGCCGCATGTCCCTGAACACGTTCCAAATCCGCTCGAACTCCTCGCGATCCCCGCCGGAGTAGTTTACCAGGGCTTCCTTCATGTTCTTAAGGTTGAGGGCCTTTTTCATGGTGTTGTACATTGTGTTCTCCTCCTTTGATGTCGTCGCTTGACTGTGCCTATATGGTGTCACGATATCGTTATACAAAGATAGCTTGCGCCTGTTAAATCGTTTTTTGCAACCTGTACAAATATCACGCTATCGTCATATGCAATTTGTATAACGCTATCGTGATATAACGTGCAGGGCAACAGATTTTTTTGTGCAAATTGTATACCGATATCGTGAACACAGTTCATTGTAATGCATGGTCCAGATGCGTATAATCTATAATGAGCAGCGCGAACGCAAGCGCTCGCAGTCTCGCTCATATAGATTATGTAATTCGACGCCGCCGGAGGTGGTTTTATGGCGCGAAATCTCCGGACGCTGGCCAGGAAGCTGCAACAGGCCATCGCGATCCAGCACGGCCGCCGGATCAGCATAAATACGTTCCAGTCCTACAGCGTCAAGGCCGGCCGGAGCGTCACGAAATACATATTGTCTGAACACGTCGCCGACGATGCCAAAGGAAGATACCGCACATTGTTTTCTTCCTGGCAGCTGCCTGAGATCGTCAAGTTCCTGGCCGCGATCCTGAACGGGGAGGAGTACAAATCAAATGAGAGATGAAAACGGCCTCACTCCTCGCCAGAAAGCATGGTGCGATTACTACCTGGAAACAGGGAACGGCCTTGAAGCTGCTAAAAGAGCAGGGTACAAAAACCCGAAAAAGAGCAGCGAGCAAAACAGGGACACACAGGCCGTGAAAGCATATATTGCAAAAAGAACCAAACCCGACGAGGAGCGCCGAATTGCCAGCGCCGACGAGGTTCTGCAATTTTTGACGGATGTAATGTTGGGAAAAGTCAAGGATCAATTCGGACTTGACGCCTCATTGCAGGACCGCACCAACGCCGCTAAAGAACTTATGAAGCGGTATGCGGTAGCGGATCAACGGCAGCAAGGGACGATGGCGAAGCTCGACGCAATCCTGCTGGAGTTTACAACGGCGCTGCAACAGCCGCCCGAACAGGCCCCGGAACCGCTGCCGGAGGCGTCCGATCCTGCATAATCCCTGCATAGCCGCTGCATACAGCGCCCAGGGCGACCACATCCACACCATAGGTGGCACACAACACCATCAGTGTATCATATCTATTCGCCAAAGATTACTTTAGCGAAGAGATACCAATGGTGTACAATCCACACCACCAC